CTCCATCACTAAGACCAGAACTTTGCATTGCTATGGATCTTGCGTCATCTAATGTTTTTTGGTTATAAATTTTACCACCAACGAACGCATATTTAAGAGATTTTTGTAACGAGCTTATTTTTTGCGGTGACGTTGCACCCTTATCCGTCATAGATCCAAGACTACGAATCTGCGCCTCATTACCTTCGTATGTAGTCGGAACGCCTTGAGAATAATCCATTCCAGCGGGAGAATTTACACGTAATGAATGTAACGCAACATCAAGCGAATCCTGGTCTTTAACGTTAGGCAAATATGTCTGAAAGTTCCTTCGCTTATCCGAAGCGGACGCAATTTCTAGGCGTGATTGTGCAATGCCATTTTCTTGTTTAACGATACCAGATAACGCCTCAATCTGAGCCTCTTTCAATGGATCAATTTTACCGCTAGCATCTAGCACAGTATCAGGGATTGTGGCAAGAGAGGCTGGGCTAATCGTGCCAATTCCAGCCAAGTAAGCCTTGGCGTTCTTTAGTCCAGCGTCCATCTTTGCGGCATCGTCCTTCAATCCAAGAACTTTCTGCATGGCTGTCTGCACTTCTTTATTCTGCGCCCCTTCGCCACGGCCAGAGTAAGCAAGCTGCCAGCGTTTTTCTGCATCTTGCAACTCCATTGCTTTTACTGGATTCGTTTCTGCAAGCTGCTTCATGGTCTCATCGTGCCGCTCTTGCGCTGTCATCGGTGCGTTATCTTCTGTGTCTGATAACGCTTTCAATTGTCCAAGCAGTGATGTCAATTGATCAACGCTCATGCCAGACAAATCACCCTGAGCAATATCAATAGGATCTGTAGACGCAATAGGCGTAGGCGCAGCTTGTGAAGTGGAAATAGATGGAGTTGAAGCCGTTGCGTCAGGAATTGGAAAACTAGGCGTAGGCTCTATATCTGGGGAGGCTTTTGGCATTCTTCCAAGCAATGCGTCCATGCCGTTGAAGAGACCAGCACTAGGGATCGTTCCAGTTCCAAAATCTTTAATTGGACTACTTAAAGTCAATGTAGATGGATCAATATAAGCCATTATCCAACCCCATAGATGGAGGACAGAGTATCATTCTTATTTCCAAGAATGCTTGAAACACGGTCATGCAAATTATTCTGAAACTGTTCTGCACGGTTGTTTCCAGCCCAAGCGAGAGGAATTCCGAGATCTTCTGAAACAGGTTCAGGAAGTGGAACAATAGGAGTGGGAACACTATCTTGTGATGCTTCCTGTTGCTTCCCAGCTTTTGACAATGCATCTTGCACTTTCTGAATCAGTGAATGCAGCAATGCAGATTTGCCACCTGAACGCTTCCAGTCGGTCGGAATACTCACTCCAAAATCGTTCATGCGTTCTTGCTGCGCCTGAGTCCTGTACTTTTCTGCAAGCTCAGGTGAAATATCCATCAGATCAGCCGCCAAGGCCTCTGTACGCCTCGATCCAGTAAGACCAGCATACTGGTGGTCTTTCGGATCGTTGAAGGCTTTAATCAAGTCCTGAGCCTTGTAATTCATCACGCCAGAACTGATTGCATTCCCAAGCTTATTGATGCCCTCACCAGCCCTTGCGCCAACTGCGTAAAGGTCTTGCTGTTGCAACTGTGGAATATCAATAAGATTCGTCGAAAAGTTTGCCATAAATAATCCTTAAAGTTTTGACAATGCGCCAAGGCCACCTTGTAGAGCTGCTTCCCAGCCTGTAGCCGTACCATCTTCCTGAGCACCGGCTTGCATTCCTATTTGCTGGGCTTGCAAAGCGGCTTGATCTGCTGCGCTTGTAATATCAATAGATCCTTTAGCTTGCGTATTGAAATTCTGTCCCTGTGCGTTTACCGCGTTCTGCTTTTGTCCAAGGCTTGATAGGTAATTTCCCTTGTTGAAATCTGCAACGGATCGAGCCTGATTAAACTCATCAAGATATTTTTGGTACTGGTTCTGCTCAAGTCCTGTTGCTGCATTCTGCGCGGTATTCCATTGCTGCGCTTCGATTGGAGCAACCGTTTGAGCGATAGCCTTTCCTGCTGCACCGCTAAATAGCTTTCCAGCATTTGCCGAACTCTGCTCAACAGCACCAGTAGCAGCCTTTTCAATTGCTTTGCGCTCTGGATTTAGTAACGCCTCTGTATCAGAGTTTTTTTGATCTGTCGTGAGCCCAGTATAAGGCGCAGCCGTCTTCAAATTGTATTGCGAGAAATCCGCATTATTTGCAGCGTCGTAATAGTTCTGCGCGTTTTTTGTGTAGCCTTCTGTGAGCGGAGAATAAAGGCTAGATAACTGCGCTTGCTCTCCGCTTGCTTTTTGGGCGATTGAATTGGCGAGGTCTGTTTCACCATTTTGCAACGCCTTTAGGTATGCAACCTTATCATCAGCAGACATTGCGGCACTTGCCGCACCACCAATAACGCTTGCTGCACCAATAGTTCCCGCAATATATGGGTTTGAAGAAGACATTATTAATCCCTCACATTCTGGATATTTTTCATTTCTACGATCACGACACCATTAAAAGTAACATCAAAATTTCTACCACTCTCAACAAAAAGATTTGACTGTGAAATACTGCCATCAGTAGGGTCAATCTTTGAAATAATTACCACCGCATCTTTAAGCGGAAACGGTGATATAAATGTAGTGACTCCATTCAACGTAGCTTTCACTTTCGCGTCCCAAAACATAGAATGCTTTATCCAAAAACCTTCTCCACCAATACCACCGTTCCAATCGCCCTTTCCCCACGATCCTTGCAGAGCACCAGCAACCTGTTTAATCGATGAAGACCATTCTTCATCTGTGCTTGGTACTGCATGGTTGTCGTTTATCGTAACGATTCTTTTCTGAGCTTGTTGTGTTCCTGCCATAAAATTCTCTTAGGTATTTGAACATGGTTGATAATCAAGACGAGCCTGATAAATTGCACAAGGCCCCGGATACGAAGTTGTCAATCTGAAAACAAAAGAACGACCAAGATTTGGAATGCGTCTCCTAACATAAGTTCTATATGCACCCTGCTTTCCTGTGCTCATCGTTTTTACTGATCCATAGGTGTAACCAGCGTCATTACTAACTTCCAACTGCAATTTAGGATCTGAACCATATCCAGAAAGCAAAGGCGTTACCCCTACCTCCATGTCTACCGCGAGTTCTCGCGTTTGGATTTTGTCCAGACTATCAAAAATTGGTTGTGCAGTGCGTTGCCGAACAACTTGGCGACCGTCAAACTCGGTAAATAAATCCTCTGAAAGTCGAATCAGATATGAAGGGTGTGCGCCAATCAATCCGGTGTAAATCTCACCACGGACAACGATTCCGAACTGGTACGGATAAACTAACCATTCACCACTTTCAATGTCTCGTAAAAGTCTTTCAGTCCATGTATTCGTTGTGACTTCGTAAACAAAAGTACGATTTGAATTTGGGAATGAAAGAACGTAGTAGACCATTGACTTATGCGAGTAAGCCCAGCCTAGTGCGTCTGTCTGATCGGCTAAGGACATAATTTGATCTTCGATAGCCATATCACTGATACGGTTCATCGATGTTCCTTGACCCATGTAAACGCCAGCAGCGCCAACCTCTGAGCCACCAAGCCAGAAGATCATATTGTTTACCGTAGCCACCGACTGAGCGGCAACAATACCAATAGAAGACTGCGAACCAGCCGAGTAGCTATAAGGGTCGTACTGGTTATCATTCGTGCGCCAAATCTCGACGGCTTTATATCCGAAAATCCAAAGTGATCCATTGCAGCTTGCGACCGCAAGGATATTATTTGCGCTCGTCGCCATCGTGTAAAAATCTGCTGCACCCCATTCCAATGGCGTATCTTGCTTTGGCAATCCTGAGAAATACCATTGATTCGTGCTCTGCGAATTGATAAGTAAGCGTTGTCCCAAAAAGGCTACGTGTGTAGGCGATACGTTTTCTACTGGGGTTAATCCAGCGATAGGAGGGAGTCCAGAAGAAATCAAAGTATTTGCATCACCGTCTTCTGCATTGAGTGGATATTCCCAAAGATTGATCCCATCAGCAACAACAAAACGGAATCCGTTATCCATCATGCGTACAGGTGTCGCTCCGCTTGAAATTGAACCGATAGGATAAACCCCATTCAGTGATTCAGCAAAACGGAAAACGGTATAACCCCATACGCCATAAAGTCGTGGCATTCCATTCGGGCCTGTTGACGAATAAAAAAGACCTCTGCAATCTTCAAAATCTGTCATCACTTCGAGCTTAATTTCTGCTCCGGGAGTTGGCATCAAAACGGTCTTAGACTTGGCTCCTGCGTTTGTCAAATGCTCGACAACCCAATTGATTGTACGCTGCGAAGATAAAGACTTCTGCGCCAATTCATACGAGCTACCTACAATGTCTAGCATCATAAATTACCTACTCGCGTTACCAGTGAGTATGTTATTTACGCGCATTGAATTAGATCCTGTTAGATCGTCAAGCGTAGGAATCTTAGAGCGGCTATTTGCGCGACGAATTCTATTGAAAGCCTCTTCCCATAAAACTTTTGCGTTGGCGCAAGTATCAGATGGAAGCTGGAAATAGGCGCATAGCTTACGTGCAAGCCCTGTAATAAACAACTCCATGTATTCCATTGGTGCAGATAATTTAGTTGATATGGAAACGTCCTGAATGGGCGCATTGTATATCATTATCCATTGACTCCCCGCTTGTGGCTTGATGTCGAAATAAAGAGTCTGATATGGATAATTACCATCAAGAGCAAAGAACAATGGCGTACCGATTGCCGTAACAACTGTTCGACGGTAAAGCAAATCAGAAAGGTCTTGCTGCTGCACATTCATTGGCCGAGTATTTACGCTTGGGTAATACAAAAGGCGATTGATAAAATCTGGTCGAATCGCAGAAATATCAGGGGAGGGAAATCCAATTTCTTGAATACCAATCGTGTAGGTTATTTGCTGTGCAGAAGGTTTTGCCGTTACTACTTCGCGCGTCCATGGAAGAAATGCATCAACGTTCCACTGGTGCAGCAAATTATTGAGTAAGCTTATCGCCATTGCTCCATCATCACCATTCACCTGCTCGTTACTCATCGTCATGCCTACCTGTTGGTATGCAAGCTGTACAACGGATTGGATTGATATTGACATGGGCAAACCTGATTAAACTTTTAAAGGAGGGTCATGCGCAAAAGGAATAAACACGCATGACCCTCTGAGCGAGGAGGGAAATTAGGCTGGAATGTTGTAGGAACCGGCAGGTACATTCTCAATCGAGAACGTGACGGTTGCAGCAGAAACGCTTGCCAATCCAGAAGACTGGATTACCCAAGCATTCTTCACGCCTTGACCGTCTGCACCACCATTGTTAAATGATTTTGCATAGAACACAACGTCCGTACTTGCATCGTTCGCCAACAGATTAACAACGGTGGAATCCGTTGCGGCTGTTGGGTTAGAGCCATGACCGAACAAGCTCACCGCTGTACCAACGGCACCAGAAGTCTGTGCGCCAGCTACGTTGAGCAGCTTAACGGCAACAGCCTTCGTAGTTCCTGTTACTCCTGTAATCGCTGAAATGCTTGCTGTGATCTTGAGATCAGAATCATAGCCAGCTTCAGAAAACGACACGGGAACGGCACCAGAAACGGTAGCAGCACCATTGTACAATACGGAACCAGCAACACAAGAAGATTCATGTGCGGCTTGTTTTGTTTGATTAAGGATAGTCATTGTAATTAACTCCTTTGCAGATTACTGCAAGACCAAGTAAGAGGAAACCCAGTTCGAACGAGCAAGCAGAAAGCCTGTCAACGAATCCCAGCGAGTAATATCCTCGCCAGTGATGATGCTGGATTGTGTTTGGATCAACATACCAAGCGCGGAACCCTTGGCACTCTTGGACTCAACGGTGGACAATGGCTTCAACATCGCGCTTGCGAAAATGAAGCTAAACTTATCCCACACAAGACCACGTGCGTAAGTGCTATTTGCGCGAGTCTGGAACGTTGCGACTGCACCACTTGGGAACGCGCCAGCGGTTGAGCTGATGTTGGTTAATGGGCCAGTAGTATAGATCTGCTTGATAGGCAAGTCGATAACATTTGCAGCAGCGGTGTAAACATCAACGCCAGCAACGCCTTGAACCACGAAAGCGTAGTTCTGTGCGCGTCCCACAGCATAGATGTCAACAACCTTTACGTTTGCCAAAGTGATAACTTCACCGGGCAACACGGTTCCAGTGAGGCTATCAGCAGCCAAGTGAAGATTCGTACCCTGAGCATTCACTGTACCAACAAAATTTGTCGTAACGGTATGAGTTCCCGTAGTCAAATTGTCAATATCAGGTGTTTCGTTGAATGGCACCTTATGGTATGATCCAATCTCGCCATTGGTAAACATACCAGAGATAGCAGGAGATGGGTTAAACAGATTGATACCGCTTGCCATAACTTGCGCGTACAAATCGCAAGAAAGAACGCCATGCAAGTTACCAGTCGAACGAGCCGAACGGATCGACGAAATGGCAACACCAAGGTCATTGAACGAAGCCGCAGAAGCGGCGCCAGTACCAGTATTGTTCACGACTGCGGTATCAGCCTTCATAATCATTTCGAGAGCTGCAACTTTTTGAACCGTAGATGCATGTTGCGCACCAAATGGAACAGCAACTTGTTCCTCGAAATCGCTCAGGTCTTGGCTCATTTCGATTTGAGTCAAAGACACTGGGGTATGACGCTGCACGAGCGTAACGCTCTGCTTTCCAGCCGTGTAGCTACGTGGTGTGTTTGTCATATCTGCACCAACGCCAGTAACGCCATAGCCTGGGATAATCACATCTATGGTAGAGCCATTTCCGCCAACGAAATTCTTATTGAACTGAACGCTACCATTCATGAGAATGGGAAGATTCATTTCAGTTTCTGCGATCAACGCCACCGCCTTGCGGGTGGTGATGAGGGTATTAAGAGACATACATTACTCCATGGGTCAACGACCCGTTCTTCGTTTCTTGTAGGCCGCCACCGCAGCAGCTCCGTCAACCTCTCCGTCACTCTGTCCGCCCGTTGATAATGAGCCGATAGGTGCGGGGGCTGCGGTAACTTTACGCGCTGGCTGCCCTGCATTTGCTTGCGTGGATCGTGCGTTCACACGTTCCTGCTGGCGTTCATTCCAGAGCGAGGTTTCAAGCTGCGAAAGCCTTGCAGTACGCATATTCACAGGCATACGTTCCAACCCCTGCGCGAGGTCTGGCCGAAGCAAAAAGAACTTGAGCATTCGCGGGCCTATTTCAGAATTCTGAATGTACTCGTGAATGTCTTTGCTCAATGAGTCGGGCACTTTTAGCATTTCGTTGAATTCAGAAATCTCATCTTGCGAATCGAAGTTATCATGAATCCGTTGCGAAAAGTCCTGCCTGAATTTCTGTACTTCTTGTTCTTGCGCTAACTTTTGTTCCTGCTCTTTTTTGAACGCTATAAACCGTTCATCATTGGCTTTATTTGCGATCTGCTCCATTTGGTAGCGATCAAACTCAGCCTTATTTGCAAAGTCTTTTTCGGTCTTAACAGGTTCGACCTTCTTAGGATTCATTGCCGCTTTTAATTCTGCAAATTCTCGTTTGAGATCTTGCATTTCGAGATCATGCTTTGCTTGCATCGCCTTTTTCTGGGCATCAAGTTGTGCAATCCTTCGATCGTTTGAATCAATGCGTGGCCTTTCGTCCTTCTTTGGTTTCAGATCTGTCTTGACTACATCATTTCTAGTGGGTTTATTTTCGGTCGGTTTCGTAACGTCTCCCAACGTCTCGACATCGTCCTTATTCAACTCCATTAGCCTTGCTGTATGCTTCTCTCTTGGGGAGATAGGTGAGGAAGCACTTGACCCAGTTGCGACGGTTTGTTCAGGCTGTGTCGCGGCCTGTGCTGTCTCGTTTGTCATTTCTGACATAGCGTACCTCATTCGCTTGTTAAGGCCAAAGCTTGCCTTCGTATTTTGACATTGGGTTACGCAACCCATCGCTTGTTATAGGCCGAGCTTGCCTTATGGACACCCTAAGCGTTGCGGAATATCTGTGATCGCATTCCGTCAACTGCGTTCATCTCTGGCTTCTGGCCTTCGACGTTTAAAATTGGTCTGCTAAAAGCTTCTGCTTGTGCCTCTTGCGACTTCAACAGCGCGGATCTCGCGTCTTTTTCTGCATCAGCCTGAATTTTCAGTTGAGTATCTGTCAATTTTCCTTGCTCTTTCAGGCTTTCCACGTCTACCCGTGTCTCTCGCTGTATCTGAGCCACAGCAATCTTCGTCGCATTGGCTTCCTTGTTCGCTTCAAGGGCAGATTGTAGCTGTTGGATATACGCTCCCATCTGCTGCATTTCCTGGCCGTCCTGAGCCTTGGAAGCCTGAGCCTGTGCAATAACTTCTTGCAAGTGTTGCTGCAATGTCTTAACGGTCTGCGAAGCCTGTTGTAATGCAGCCTCTGCTTGTGGATCAGGTGCGCCACCGTTATTTAATCCGAGCTTCGTATTCGCGTACTGAGAAATCTTTTTTGAGATCTCATCTGCATTTGAGAAATCAGCATTGGCAACAATATCAGCAGCAAATGTCAAAGTAACATCGGGGCCGAGAATCCCAGCAAGTGCAATCAGCGACTGGAATTCTTCTTTACGCTGCGTCGCAACCATCGGGCCTGCATCTAAATCAACGTCGAATTCATCGGCAACAATACCCATATCTGCGATATTAAGAGGCTGTCCCATTACAACTTTTCCGTCATGCACTGGAACCATTCTATCTACATCATAAATGACTGGAATCATCTGCAAAAGGACTCGTGCGAGTTGCTTAATTGACTTCTGCGCGTTGTCCATGTACTGAAAGTTGCTCATGTCAGCGGACTTAGAGCGAGTAAGAACGGCAGTCGCAGTCTCATTTGGAGCACCAGCAACAACAACACCAGCTTCGGGCATTCCAAGAATGCTTGAAAGGTTTTGCTGGCTCGTACCCTGCGCGGTAGTTACATCGGTAATATTTGCAGCAGGATTTGATGGCGTTGGAGGATTGTATGGCTTTCCGTTTGCATCAAAAGTACGGATTGGAAGGAATGGAAGATTAAGCTTATTACCTTGCTGCCACAGGTCTAAATAGTCTTCAATCGCCTCGGGATCAACGTAAACAGTAGGCTTTAATCCTAGTGCGATACGCTCCGCTGTGAGCGATGCCATTTGATTTACAAGCTGTTGCGCATCGTGAGCAAAGAAAGGAATTCCCACCCAATCAGTTCGGTTTGGAAGGTCTACCATTTCGCCAAGAAATGGGACAACAGGCAAGCATTTAATTGGTAATTCTGTACTCGAAACGATTTCACCATTAACGAACTTTGAAACGATTACAGAGGTTTTTGTAGTTACACGGCTACGAAGTTTCGAATTCTTGCGGACTTCGTTTTCCTGCAATATATTCCCATCATCGTCCATGAAAATCTTGGTCTTTGCTTTACTCACCTTAAAATAGGTGACAACCTCAACAGAACCCTCAGGAGCAGCCCAGCGCGTGTCTGTGAGCAAGACTTGGCTTGAGTTTGTATAGTCGGCATCGATGTCGTTGAAGTCCTTGGCGCGGCTCTTGCTGATGTGCTCGACGAATGCGCACCGAGTAGCATCAGATCCATCAACCTCAGTTGAGAACTCGTCCCAAATGACCATGTCTGGGCGGATAATACCAGTCATTTTTAGTGATTGGTCAAATCCTGTTTCGCTCTCATAATCGGTAGTTACTGCGACATAACCACGGCCACCCTTAACTTGTCGATCAATAGCGATGGTGTACGCTTGCTGTGCATTTGCTACGGACTCAATACCTCGCACAATGCCTTGCGTCAATTCTGTTTTTGCAATGACGGATTGCTTGCGCGGGTTTAGCACGATACCATAAGGCTTTGTTCGGTAACGATTGATAATTTGATTGCAGTAATTCCGAACAAGATTGATCGTGACTTTTGCGCGACCATTTCCGCGTATGGCGGAATCGTCTTCACCAAACTGTTCGCTCGACGCGAATGCAAGGTCATTAACGATGCGGTCAATCATCGGCCCATGATGAGCATTGGACGTGCTTATAAAATCCTTGAGGTCATCGAGGATCTTTCCATCTTCGTCTAATAACTGCGAGTCATTCGCCATATATACACAAGCCTCGGTAACCCAAGTCTGGTGATTCCTGCCGGTGATACGCACCATGTGTATCCCGAACTAATGTCTACAATATAAGTAAATAATCTCAATAGAGAACTTAGTTCTCAATCGAAAAAGCTGGAATTGTACTTTCCACCGTAGCTTCCAGCGTTCAGAAGGTTTCTCTTCATGATCTCATTTGAGATTTGACGTTCTTGCGTGGAGCGGCCAAAGATATTACCATTGTCACCCATTAACGAGAGGCAAAATGCGTCAGAGTAATCTGGCGACCGCTTCAAATACCGTTTGATTTCCAGCTTTGGAAGCATTGCGATTCTGTTCTTGTTGTCTAGCGTATAAGGTGTGTACTCAAGCTCTTGTTGTAGCTTCAACGCGCCTCTAGGGATTGTTCCGCCATTCTCAAAATACTCTCTGGCAAGGCTATAAAGCTCTGTGCGCTGGTTTGAGAAATGCTTGTCCTTTCGTGCGCTGGAAGCAAAATTAATCGATACAACATTAAGCCCAGCCTTGCGCGGTGCGTCTGCACTCCATGCGCCATGACCTGTAGTGTCCATGTTATAACGGTCACAGTGGTATTTAGCGTTGATAGCAAATAACTCGCCAACAAGCTTGTCCGAATCCATATTAGAGTATGCTGAAATAAACAAAACCCTGCGCCCCTTACGGACGCATATAACGGTAGCATCATCACCATCGCGGGCAATATCAATACCGCAAACGCAAATATCATTGTCAAGCTCTGGTGCCGGATTGTAGGGGTCGAACAAATTGTAAAACGGAACCATTCTCAATTGAGATTTATCAAGATAGTTGCCCATCCACACATGATCATAAAGGGCTGGATCGGTAAGCCTCATATGCTCCGCATCAGCCAAAGTTTTTGCAGAATTGAACGGATTATCTAGATAGGTTGACCGAATGATAATTGAGTTAGGAGGTGGATCATTCTCGATAAACATTTGTGCGACAGGTGAAAATCGGTCGCGAGGGTTAAAGTTAAACCATATTTGAGAACCGTCTTTTCTCACTGTAGGGATAAGATCTGTCAAAGACTGTTGCGATGCGTTTTCCGCTTCTTCAAAAATCGCTAGGTCAATATCTGTATAGGATTTAACCTTACTTGTATCTTTGCTCATGCCAAGAAATGTGAACGCGCTATGCGTCTTTTTATGCTCTATGTATTGCTCTGCAATCTTCCATGAGCTTTCATCTTTCGCCTGTCGAATCGCCCATTCAATTTGAGCTTTGCTTGACTCCGCAATCGAGTTTTGATACTCGCGCAAAAGGACAATGCGCATAGACGCTCGACTAGCGTAATATAACGACGCTTGAGCGCAAGCCACCGATCCCCCCCGACTACGGCCACCCACTAAAACCTTGTAGGTATATGGCTCCAATAGCGGGGCAAACTGTGGCAATAGCTCAAGTTCAGCCATTAATTATGGCCTCGCGAGTTTTCGCACTTGTCTTGGCTCCATGCATTCCGTTTGCGGGTTAAAAACAAATTTCACTTCCCATTCGACTGGTGGTTCATTGATTTTTATCGCAGGCGGAACCGCTGGTGCTCCGTTCGGCGGTTGATATGGAGTAACGCACTCTTGCACAGGCGTAGGAGCTTGCGCATACTTGCGTTTCAGTGCATCCTTAGCTTCCTTGGCTTGCGTTGCTTTCGTTGTCTTGTGAGGCTTCGTAGCGGGTTGGCTTGACAATGGTGGCCGCCCTCTACGCGCAGGGATTGGAACTTCTGGCGCGTATGCGTCTGCCTCGTTGATTCCTTCTATTTCGTAGCTCATTTTTTAGTTCCTTTGTTTTTTACACAATAAATCTTTATGACGCTTAATCTCTTCGTCTTTTTTCCTCAAAAAGTTTTCTTTCGATAAATGAAATTTGTTCATCGCTTAACTTATTTTTATTGATCAATCCGAACATATCATTCTTCCTTTTTCTGTTGTTGCTTAATCTTCTGCACGTCCGCGAACGTGAGTGTTATAGGAGCCGCAGCCCTTGTATCCTCTATCATCATGCGCTCACCGTACTTGCGAGGAAACAACTTCGACAGCGTCTTTAGGATTGATTCAACGTGCAGCCTTCTCGATTGCACCTCTCCAGAGTCGATTGTCCCGAATCGAGTAGGTATGTAATCTTTACTTGCAATATCCATAATTTTTTCAAAAAGAACATCTCCACCAATTTCACGCGCACGCTCATATCGACCAGCAAGTATTTCATCTCGCGCAAGCCACTCCATGAATGTGCTTCGTGTTGGCATTTCCTCGCTTGCTAAGATGTTGCTCAAAGAGTGCCCACACATGAGGCCATCAAGGATTTCGTCTATTTTCTCCATACGCTCTAGAGCAGAGTCGCTCATTGGTTTTAGTTCGCGTTTGAGAACTTGATAACCCTCATGAGATAGCTTCACCGTCGCCACAATATCCGTCATCGGTGGCCGTCCGACAACTGCGTGTTCTTTTTCATCCTTATGCTTCCTGCTCTTTTTATATGCAGCCAAGTTGTAATTTTTTTCTGGACATTTGGGCGGGGGCAAAGGAATCTCATACATAGGCTACTCGTCGATTGCGGCTTTGTGCGCCTTCTGGATCTTGTGCAACGGCTTTCCGCGCAGTACGTGATCTTGTGCGTCGCTATGGTTTACGCCATGCGCCTTGAGACGCGCTACGGCATTACCGATCGTCTCTTTATCTTGATCGTATGGTTGCAAATCCGAGGCGTTATTTTCTACGCCCTCGCCATCGTCATTGTTAATGTGATTCATCTTTGGTATCTCCGATACTTTGTTTTTGGGTCTGTTGCACAAACGATTGCAAGCACAGCAAAAAAAACTAGGCTGACGGAAGCAACGACTATCATGTGGACGATTCCTTTGGCGTGATTGACTTTTTTAGCTCATTGTAGATCTTTAGAACCATCTTTCCTTTAGTTTGCCACGTAAGGCTTGTATCTGCCATGATAGAGTGCACCTTGATGTGCATGTACCAATGGGCGCGGTCATTGGATTTATACTGCTCAATGGTAGCATTCGCATCGCGTAACTCCTCTTCGATTGTGCGCGGAGTTCCAATCTCATTTTTTGAGACTGGAAGCACAATTTCATTTGATTCTTTCTCGTTTGTATCCATAATTTGCAATCTCACTTGATGATTAAGATAATGATTACGATTACTAAAATTGCAAGTATCATTTTTGGACTTCCTTTTGTTGATTGATGATGTCGATAATCTTTTTTGCGCGTACATCGTATGTTCCTGTACGCTGCACTTTGATTGCAGCCCGTTCGATCATGCGTTTGCGCAAAGCGTGTGAGTCATCGTCTATGATGCTCATGCAGACCAAGCGGCAAAAGGTTTCGGGGTCTGAAAAGAAACCAACCTCGGTAGGGTTAAAATAGTCCCTAGCCTCAGCCCTGGAATCGTCCAGGAGCTGAAAGCAGCCACACAAGGCCAGCTCATATGCGCGCGGGTTTAGGCTCTCAGGCGTGACGCTCTTGTCGTTGTATGGGTTCTCTTTGTCGGTCTCTGGGTGCCAAGTAGGATCGCGATGCAGATTGATTGCAGCCTTCGCACCAGAGTACCAACGCAAGGTCTCCTCATGCGGAACCGTTCTCGATTGAGTATCGACGCACCATCTGCGGATTATGGAGTCAGCAGGTACATAATCGATATGGCCGACGATTTTAAGATTGATGCCGTGCGATATACAAAAAGGCGTTACAGCTTCAAAAAACTTTACGCGATTAGGATAGACAGAGCCAACAAAAATTATGTCGCTCTTGTATCGCTCATGCACATTTGCAATGCGGCCACAGTGCGAGACACTTGCGGCAGTAGGGACATAATGGATTTTGTCACCAGTCAATGCTCTTTCGTTTGTAAAATACCAATCCAAGTTCTCAATTGAGCGCAGGGTGAATCCGCTAGAATGCGGGTCATCTGTGGCTATGATCCCTACTCGCACAACGCCCCAAAACGATTCAATAACCTCTTTTGGGATAGAGCAGCCACCAACAAAAAGCACATGCGTAATGCCGTTGTTTTTGATTAAAGCCATGCTGTGTAATAGCGCGAGGCTTATTGTTGACAAATGATGTCGGTTAAACTCGTGTAAGTCAAAGGCAACAATATCGACCCCAAGCCGCTTAAAAGCATCGACATACCCTAGATAGACGTCGTAAGTTGAGAAATTTGTGGAATCTGATACCAGAAGTAGCTTCATTTCAAAAACTCGAAATTTGATTTTTCTCGATCAAAGTGTTTCACACATAAAAATAGAATAAGTTTCATAAAATAATTCAAAATAAAAAGTGTCGAAATTGAGTAGAAAATAACGATTTTTAGGCTAAAGCTAAATAATCTAAAGACTAATTCAAAAAATATTTACCACGCCTATTGCAATCATGGTTTCGATTAGATATATTATCCTCATAGCCGAGAGCAATGGTGCTCAAGGCGGAACAAAAGGACTCAAGATGGAAAAGCAAATCGAAATCAACGGAATAACAGTTAAGGCTTACTTGACAAGTGATAAAGTGTCTTGCTTTATTGACTTTATCAAAAACGGAAAGGTTGTTAAGACCATTGGCGGTGCAGGGATTGCTCAATTTGTAGCACCAGCAAACCGTGACGTTGTTACAGCATTGTATAACGAGATCAATGCTCAATGCGTATGCGCAGCATCAAAGCTAACCCGCAACTACGTTGAGACGCTAGAGGACAAAATTGCAAAAGAAGAAAACGAGAAGGTTGCTAATCGCACACAGGATCAGATCGAAAAGCAAAAAGCAGATATGGACGCTTATTATGCACACACGGACATGATGCGCAAGGCGATGGCTGTATGATTGACTTTTGTGGATATAAATTTCAGGTGGGTGTGCAAAGCATCCACCTTTATCCCATCGCGTCTAACTTGTGGGATATGCGAGCCGTCACTGTGATGGAGAGATTAGGGCAAGTCCTTCCATTCGACCCGCGCCTTGTAAACATTAGCATTGGATCATGTAGCAATAGCCTTGATCCAGACTCGTTTGGTGATGGGGTCAAGTGCTTTGCATCACAAGCCATCGACTTACAGTCTATCGTGCAATGCAGCACCAAGGACATGATAAACTTCGCAAAAAAATATGCAGGTGTCGCATTTAGGTCACACGCAAATGATGGATCGTGGATAATAAAAGGGATTGCTCGAAAAATGGTGGCAGAATTATCCGTTGATTAAAATTTTGCATGAAAAAGCATGTTTTTTTTATCTAGTTAAAGCAGAACTAAAGAACCTCAAAAATTATTTTCACTATTTTACCATATCTATTGCAATCATGGTTGTGATTAGATATATTATTCTCATAACCAACAACAAGGAGTCAAAAATGAAACACGAAATTTTGTACATCCACTTTGCAGACAAAGATATTATCAAGGTGGTAGATGGATTTGCAATCAAAGATACCCTTAAAGATCTTGGCTTTACCTTTGACGCAGAGACAAAAGACTGGGTGGCTCCACTCACTCAAGATATGCACAAGACCATGATTGCGAAAGGCTTAAAAATGAACCGTTTTATTGACAAAACGAAATAAGGAGTAAAAAAATGAATACCTACAACATACATAACCTTCAAGGCGCGTTTTTGTGCGAAGTACAGGCAAAGACGATTAGATGTCCTTGGTGTGGCAAAACACATGGCTTATGGTGTGATTACAGGTGTATGTATTTGGCTGATGACGATAATCGTCCATTGGTAGAGGATTGTACAAATGACGACGACAAATAAAAATCAAACGGAAACTCAAAATGAAATGTCCACACTGCAACGCGGAACTCACTACCGCACAGCTCAAAAGCCTGTGGGGTGCTTATACCGCGTCGATCATGACAGACAAGCGCAAGTCTGACCTAGAGCATCGTGTTTATCGCGGTGGTGGTTGGCCGAAAGGAAAGCCTAGGGGTGCTCCAAAGCCAAAGCAAGAAAAGCACCCAACGAATGAGTGCCTAGTTTTGGAGCGTATCTTTTTTGACTCGGTGTGACGTGTATTCGGTTTAATCGCACGGCTCAAATGTTGAAATTCCGTCTGGCGTTAAAAACTGTATGGAACTTCACTTAGGTTTTTATAGTTAAAATGGAAGATTATCATCAGGAAATGCAGCATCTCCTTGAGTTTCATTGTTTTGCGGTTTTCGCTCAGTCTTTGGACTCAGGATTTGAAATTTATCTAGCTCAATGACGGTTTTATACTTTTTTTGTCCGGTAGAGTCTTCCCATGACTGGTAGTTTATTCGTCCTTCGAGGTAAAGAGATGTCCCCTTTTGGATTCCTAGCTTCTCGATATTTTCAGCGTTCACCCCCCATGCAGAAATGTTGTGCCATTCGGTTCTCTCGCGGTATTCTCCTGTATTGTCTTTGACTTTTTCAGAAGTTGCAAGCGAGAATGTAGCGTTCTTCTTGCCGCTTGGAATCACTTTAATCTCAGGATCTTTCCCAAGATTTCCGATGAGTAGGACTTTGTTTAGGTATGCCATTTAGTATTCCTTTTGTTTGTTTGTTGTGAGCGGATTTTCTGTCCAAAGATCTGCAATTTTTTTGCATTTGTCTGTGTCAACCCATATTTCCCAGCTCATGTATGCAGCTTCTTTTGTTGGTTTTCCGTTACCCGTCAGAGGGAATAATTCGAACCCGTCCCTCTCCCCGCAGTCCATCATGTGCGCTTCAGTATAGCAGCCTACGACATAGAGTCCGTCACATTCGCGTAGCTCTGGTTTAGATTCGCATACTGGGCATTTAGTTACCATTCTAGATCCTGTTGTTCGGTTGATTCGTAAAGATACAACCCCCTACATAGTACTTTTGAGTCTGGAATATATCCTGTTTGCCTCGCTTTGAGGGCATTTGATACCCATATGTGGCTTGTATCTGCGATAGACTGACCTGATTCTGATTTGATTTCAGATTTCCAAATACAAATGATCCCATCGACCGATGGCATGATGTCCCTAGACCCTGCTAACCAATTGATACGACCGGTTTTAAACTCCTCTCCATTAGAGTTGTATTGAGCTAAAACTAAGATCGGTACAGATAGTTTTTTTGCGATCATCTTTATTTTTCGAATCACAAATTTGCTTTTTTCGTGCTCCGTTTCAAATCTCTTTTCCGTCTCAATCCGCCCTAGGTAATCAATTAAAACGTAGTCTGGACGGTTTTTATTTTTAATTTCGACTTGGATTGTCTGCTCTATTTCCTCGACTGTTATTGTCGATAGATCCACCGTCCTAAAAAGTGGCATCATTCGCTCTTTGATTTTGTCGAACGACGTTTTAGCGCATTCCCATGTCCAAGCAACGCTTTGTCGCATTTCGCTAAATGAACCTGTCGAATGCTTGTATGCATGGATTTCGAAGATTCGTTTAACAACATCAGGTACGGTCATGTCTACGCCAAAGTAGAGTACTTTTTTTTCTGCAAAAATTTGCAAGGCAAGGTTTGTTTTACCTGCGCTTGATGTCCCAGCCAAAAGATAGACGGATCCCGACGAAAAATATTTTAGGTACTCCGTCATAGACGGAATTGAGCACTCAAAAGATTTTGTCTGCGCAAAATGCTCTGTTGTCTTTTTTATCGAGCCGTCAGCATCAAAAACCTCAACCCCTGTATTTCCCCCTACAAGGTCTATACAAGGGTCTGTTTCATCTGATAGGCGTCTAAGTACCTTCGACACCTTTTCGACCTCTACAAGCTTCCTAAACCGTGCTAGAACGATTGCTACTCCATTATCGATTGCGTGCTGCTTCGTGGAGCTGCTTTTTAGGAAGTTTACATGGCTCCATGACTCTCGGGTCGCTTTGCTGTCTGCTCTCCAAAATTTTTGACCCTGATCCATCTCTTGGGCGATAAACCGAGCGTTTCGAGACATGAACATTTGAGCAGTAAGTTCGAACTCTGATTTTGTTGCATCATTTTGGTACAACCCTAGAGCGTAGGCCTCTGCATATTCGATTCCATCGACTTGGAATTGCCTCACTAGGTTCATTTTTCCTTCCATGGCTCAAGGTCTAGATCCATTCGAGCCATTAGCTCACGGCCTAACTGCTCAACTCTAGCTTTCGATAGCTTAGGCTCAGGTTTCATCATTGGGATTTCTGGTGGTGCGATCTGCTGCGCATTTCCGTCTGGTTGAAAAAGCCCAGTGTATCCTTTCTCGATTGAGAAATTTATCATCGCGATTGGGTCTGGACTTTTCTCAAGCTTTTTGAGCTGAAGGCTTTTTGTCGATTCGGTTAGCTTCTGTTTTTTCTCGACCTTGTACTTTTGCCAACGATCCCATGCTGTCAAAAAGTCTGGAATCAGACGAAGTTTTTCCGGAATTTCTGACTTCCACTTTGGGGAAAGGGGTGTATTATTCTTTTCATTCTTTTCATTCTTATCATTCTTGTTAGTGTACCGTCTGATGTCCGTCTGATGTCCGTCTGTTGTATCGTTTGTTGTATCGTTTGTTGTATCATCTGATTGGTACTTATCGTAGTTAAGTATTGTAATCATTGAACTTACAGCGTTTTTTTGTTGTACTATTTGATGTACCGAATCAGAACCCAGATTTGATAAAAATCTACGAACTTTTCCGCGAGACCATTTCCAGCGTTTTGCCAGTTTTTCTTCGCTCCAACCAAGCTGTCCACGATCAATTTTTAGAGTAATTCCGCGCACTAAAATAGACCCCTCTTTATGGTTCGCGATGAGCAGCATATCGACCCATGCTTGACCACGAGTAAATGGTTCCTGCAACCAAGCGTCAGAATCTAAAATTTGTCGATGCAGCTTTATCCAGCCAGTATCATATGCCATTTTTAAGACCGCCCAGATAACTAGCATCTTTCCATCTATCTACCCATCGGTTATCTGCTGCCATGAGTTCAGCGGACTTCTCATGGGCTCCTGACCTATGCAATGCTTCAATGGACTGTAAAAAAAGATATGCAAGCCACTTTGATCTGTGTGGAAATTTATTATGTGCGCCAAATGGTATTGACATTTTATCTTTTTCGTTTTAGGAACGATAACCAAAACAGAAACCGCCCCTAGTGTGTTCGGGTACTTGCGGAACCCTGCCTTACGGCCACTAGAGGACGGTATCTAAAATTTGCTGTGATGAGCGCAAGTTCAGAACAGCGTACAGGTAATATACGTTTTTAGTTGTAAGATTGCCCTCCCTTTGGGTCGGATTCATCGTTTGTTAGGCTACTTCTTGTTAATTATTTCCTGAATTGCGATTACCATTTTCGCCTTTAATGTTGGGTCGGATTTAAATGCGTTAGCTGACTTTTCAACAGCACCCTCCAAAGATGACAGAAGTGTTTTAGCAACCTTTCGGTTAAATTCTTCTTTTAGAACAGCCTCAAATTCTGGGTTATCGGTGACAGATTTCAAAGCATTGTCCATTTTTTCAATAATGGACTTACTATTCTTTTCCATTACTGAGGCAACCATTTTTTCCATCGGGGTATTGTACCCACTCATTCGTTCAGAAATGGTTTTCTTGATTCCGTCCGTCACCGCATTCATTATTTCTTGTTCAAAGTTCATGTTTTGTTCCTCGTATTTGTAGTTAGCCTAACGTCTAGGTTAGCTGCGCTTGCTCCTAGCACATAGCTTTATGAGACTACGGCAAGTGTCAGCGACACCGTCTGTTAGGCGACAACGCATTGATCCCATTTTATTATACCTACGAATTATTTCATAGGTTGCTTCTGTGTTCACCTGCTCTGGCCCCATTGGCATTGTTGTGTACCAGTCTTTTCCCAACAAATGCTCAATGAGGATATCCATACACTTATTTGCAGGATACGGCTGTGGGCATAGTCCATAGTCTTTTCCATCATTATGTTTATCTACAATTTCTACAAATTTATCAGGTGTCATAGTTTTCATTTTGCAGCCTCTTGGATTTCAGAGAGCGACGAATTGAGCGGCGAATAGAGCGACGAATAGAGCGACGACTTTAGCGACGACTTGAGCGACATCGTTTTCATTTTGCAGCCTCTTGGATTTCAGAGAGCGACGAAGTGAGCGACGACTTGAGCGGCGAATCGAGCGACCAATAGAGCGACGACTTGAGCGGCGAATCGAGCGGCGAATCGAGCGGCCTATAGAGCGACGAATAGAGCGGCCAATCGAGCGACCTATTGAGCGACCAATCGAGATACGAATCGAGCGACGAATTGAGCGACGAATAGAGCGACGACTTGAGCGACGAATCGAGCGA